ACTATGAACTACAATTTGAAAAGAGTTTTATTGACCCACTCAAGTCTATTCTTGATTCAATTGGATGGTCTGTAGAAAAAACTGTTAACCTTGAATTATTTTTTGCCTAATGGATTTCCTTAAAGAAATTGTAAAAGAGGTTGGTGGAGAATACACCAAACTTGCTTCTGATATTGACGAGACCGAAACTTATGTTGACACTGGTTCATACATTTTTAACGCACTGGTTTCAGGTAGCATATTTGGTGGTGTATCTGGGAATAAGATTACTGCTATTGCTGGAGAGTCTTCTACTGGAAAAACTTTCTTCAGCCTCGCCGTTGTTAAGAATTTTCTCGATACCCATCCCGATGGTTATTGCCTCTACTTTGATACTGAGGCTGCCATCACTAAATCTCTTCTAGAAAGTCGTGGTATTGATACTAGTCGTCTTGTTGTAGTCAATGTTGTAACGATTGAAGAGTTTCGTGGTAAGGCACTCAAGGCAGTGGATATCTATCTAAAAAAACCTGAAGCAGAACGCAAACCTTGTATGTTTGTGCTAGACTCTTTGGGTATGCTTTCTACGGAGAAGGAGATTACTGATGCTCTGAATGATAAGCAAGTGCGTGATATGACTAAATCGCAACTTGTCAAAGGTGCTTTCCGTATGCTTACTCTTAAACTGGGTCAGGCAAGTATTCCTATGATTGTTACTAATCATGTGTATCAAGTTGTCGGTGCCTATGTCCCAACTCAAGAGCAGTCTGGAGGATCTGGATTAAAATATGCTGCTTCTACAATTATTTTTCTAAGCAAGAAGAAAGAAAAAGATGGAACTGAAATTGTTGGAAACATAGTAAAGGCAAAAACTCACAAATCACGTTTAAGTAAAGAAAATAAAGATGTTGAAGTGCGTCTTTATTATGATGAAAGGGGTCTTGATAGATATTACGGTCTTCTTGAACTTGGTGAAATTGGTGGACTTTGGAAAAACGTAGCGGGACGTTATGAAATTAATGGTAAGAAAATTTATGGTAAGGAGATTCTAAAAAATCCGGAGGAATACTTTACGGACGACATAATGAAAAAACTAGATGAAATCGCTAAAAAAGAATTTTCATATGGATTAAAAAATGATAAATAAGTGTGGTTAGTAACCATACTAATATGTTTATAGATACACATCACATAATACCAAGACATGAAGGTGGGACTGATGATTCAAACAATTTGGTCAGACTTCCAAGAAAACTTCATCAAGAAGTCCATTATCGTCGTTGGTTAGTATATAAAAATATATCTGATTTATATGCTTTCCAACTTCTTGGTGGTAATTTATCCGATGATGAATTAAATAAAATTTATGAAGATCAAGTTAGTCGATGTAAACGAGATAGTAAAAAACTAACGGAGGCAAGATTGAATTCTGAAAAGTGGAAACAATCACATCAATCTGAAGAATATAAACAAAAGAAAAGAGAGCAGAGCATCTTACTGAATAAACTTGGAAAAATTAATTCTACAGAAACTGCTTCTTTGATAAGTGAGATAAAAAAATCTGTAAGTAATTACAACTCAAAAAGAATATCGGTTTATGGTATAATATGGGAAGATTCTTCTAAGTGTTTTAGAAACGGTGGAGCAAAAGATCTAACCTTAAGACAATTGAGGTATAGGGCAAAAAGTGGAAATTATCCAGATATTTTTTATGTGAATGATGACAATGAGGTGATTAATGGATGAATTAAATGATTTTATTCATATTTACGAAAATGCTCTAGAGTCAAATATTTGCGATCTTTTGATTTCATTATTTGACCAGACTTCTGATAAGCATGAGAGGTTTGAGAATGAAGGGAAACCTAATTTCACACAGTTTAATCTCACAGAGAATAAAGAAATCTCTTCAGAAGTAAATCAAATTCATAATCATGTCATTAAAAATGTATTCACTTATCGTGATAAGTATTATGAATTTGTGGATAGTAGAGTATTTCCAAAAGATCATGCCTTTGAGCAGTTCCGTATAAAGAAGTATAATCCTGGTGGTGAAGATCGTTTTGATACTCACGTTGATGTGCTAGATTACCCATCTGCACGAAGATTTTTATCTTTTATGTGGTATTTGAATGACGTTAATCAAGGTGGAGAGACAGTTTTTAAAGATTTAATTATTCAACCTAAAAAGGGGACGTTAGTAGTGTTCCCACCACTTTGGATGTTTCCACACAAAGGAAATGCTCCAATAAGTGAGACAAAATATATTATGAGCACATATTTGCATTATAAGTAATGGAAAGAATTGAAACCACAATCCTTAGAAACCTGATATACAATGAAGATTACTCGCGTAAAGTCATTCCTTTCATACAACCAGATTATTTTGAGAGCAAATCCGAAAAAGTCATTTTTGAGGAGATTGTCCAATTTATTGTCAAATATGGTTCGGCAATCACCATCGAAGCACTCAACATTGAGATAGAAAATCGCACAGACTTGACTGAAGATCAGGTAAAAGAAGTCAGAGAAATTAATAAGTCTCTGAATGATTTTCCTGTTGAAAATCAGTGGTTGCTCGACACTACAGAAAAGTGGTGTCGTGATCGTGCTATTTACTTAGCACTTATGGAATCAATCCATATTGCCGATGGAAACAATGAAAAAAAGAATCGTGATGCGATTCCTAGTATTCTTTCGGATGCTCTCGCAGTATCTTTTGATAATAATATCGGACATGATTATCTACAAAACTATGAAGAACGATATGAGTTTTATCACAGAAAAGAAGACAAAATTGAATTTGATCTCGAATACTTTAATAAAATCACAAAAGGTGGTCTCCCTAACAAAACTCTTAACATCGCTCTTGCTGGTACGGGCGTCGGCAAGTCTCTATTCATGTGCCATGTGGCTAGCTCCGTCTTGCTCCAAGGACGGAACGTTTTGTACATTACGATGGAAATGGCAGAAGAACGCATTGCTGAAAGAATTGACGCAAACCTTCTGAATGTTCCAATTCAAAACATTACAGATTTGCCTAGACAAATGTTTGAAAGCAAGGTGACAAACCTTGCTAAGAAAACACAAGGTACTCTTATTATTAAAGAGTATCCAACTGCTTCGGCACATAGCGGACACTTCAAGGCACTTCTGAATGAATTGTCTTTGAAGAAGTCATTCAAACCAGATATTATCTTTATTGACTATCTGAATATCTGTGCCTCCAGTAGGTATAAGTCAAACCTTTCTGTGAATTCTTATTCTTATATCAAGGCAATTGCTGAAGAATTGCGTGGTCTTGCTGTAGAATTTAACGTCCCTATTGTGAGTGCCACACAAACTACCCGAAGTGGATTTGGATCTTCTGATGTTGAGTTGACTGATACCTCTGAGTCTTTTGGTTTGCCTGCCACTGCTGACCTTATGTTTGCTCTGATTAGTACGGAAGAATTAGAGCAACTTGGTCAGATTATGGTTAAGCAACTAAAGAATCGTTATAATGACCCTACAATCTACAAGCGTTTTATTGTAGGTATTGATAGGGCAAAAATGCGTCTTTATGATTGTGAGCAGACTGCTCAAAAGGACATACTTGACTCCGGACAGGAAGACGAGTATAATAATGATGAAGACAAAAAACCTAAAAAGTCGTTCGAAGGATTTAAATTTTAATGGAAACTGCTAAACACGTTAATTTTGATAAGTATGCTGAGTTTGTGGATGCTGTAACTTCTGATGCATCCAAAGATTTTCTTGCCCTTTCTGATCGTCTTGTTGCTCTTGATGAGAAAGGTGCAAACATTGAGCGACTCCTGACTGCTTCTGTTGGTATCAATGCTGAAGGTGGTGAGTTTATGGAGATTGTGAAGAAAATGGTCTTCCAAGGCAAACCCTATAATGAAGATAATCGTGAACACCTGATTATCGAACTGGGTGATATTATGTGGTATGTTGCTCAAGCATGTATGGCACTTGATGTGACACTTGATGATGTTGTTGCCCGTAATGTCCAAAAACTTCTCAAGCGTTATCCTGAGGGCGCTTTTGATGTTTATTTTTCTGAAAACCGTGCTTCTGATGACCGATGACTAAAGAAAAACAAGTAACCCTTAAAATGGATGTTCGTTCTGCCGCTGCAGTTCGTCAAATTCTTTTTGATGCACAGAAAGGATATACTTATGATGAAGTAAGTGTTCCTCCTCGTATTACTGATATTCGCAATATTATTCAAGATATTGATGATAATATTGGTGCTGTTCTCGGTGTATAATAAATATTTTAAAAAATGTCTTTGATTGGCAAAAGAAAAGGAAGACCAACTACGAGAATACAGTTTGATGCTATTCTTAAAAGATTTATTGTCTTCCTTAAAAGAGAACTTCGTTTAACATATGATATTCCATATGTTCTCATCGATGACTCTGATTTTGCCAAAAACAATATGACTTTTGGTATGATGAACAGAGAAGTACTTTATATTAGTATTATTAATCGTCATCCTATTGATATTCTGAGGACAGTATCTCATGAGTTTGTTCATTATAAGCAAATTATAGATGGTAAAAGAATCTCATCGAATCCTGGAAGTCCTGCTGAAAATGAAGCAAATGCAAAGGCGGGTGAGATTATGAGAAAGTATGGAAAACTTCATCCAGAACTATTTGACCTAATGCCTATTAGGTGATATAATTCTTTTCTTGGGGGCATAGCTCAATTGGAAGAGCACTTGATTTGCATTCAAGAGGTTTCGAGTTCGAGGCTCGATGCTTCCATTAGTGGAGAGTAAGAGAATATTATAAATAACTATAGTTGTGGAGTGCACTATGGTTAGTTGTGTTTGTAAAAATTGTGGACTGCGGTTTGAAAAAATTAAAAGTGAATATAATAGAAAAATTAAATTAGGAACTCCATTTTTTTGTAGTTTAAAATGTTCTAGTAGTTTTGATACTTCGCATTTAGATATCTGGAGAAAAAGTGATGAAAATAGAAACTTTATAAGACAATTTAGTGGAAGTGACAGAGATGAATATTCTCCTTTTAGGGAAACACTAAAAAAAGTCAAAAATAGAAGTAAATCTAAAAATAGAGAATGTGATATTGATTTGCAATATTTAAAAGAGGTTTGGGAAAATCAAAAGGGCAAATGTCCATATTTGAAAAGAAAATTAGTTCTTCCCCTAACTGACCAATCTCACGACAAATCAAACCCAAATCTAATTGCTAGTTTAGATAGAATTGATAGTTCAAAGGGATATGTAAAGGGAAATATACAATTTATTAGCACAACTTTAAATTTTGCTAAAAACAAATATGATGAAAAGGTTTTACTAAATTTAATTGAAATGTGTGCTACATTATGATATAATAAGAATATGCCCAAGTGGTGAAACTGGTATACACGCATGACTTAGGATCATGTGCTTCGGCGTGGAGGTTCGAGTCCTCTCTTGGGCATTAAAATAAATAAATAATTCTAATACAGTTGCCGTAAATACTTTTTACAAAAGTAGTAAGTAAATAATGAAAAAATTTAACCAATTCATAACAGAAGCAACTTCTGCATCTGTTCAAGCAAAACGCCTTGGACTTGTTGGCGATGGGCATGGAGGGTGGTATAATAGGGCCACTGGTGAATTTGAGGCAAAGACCGTGGGTGGTCAATTGAAGTATTTCAACAAACGGCAGGTTATTGGTGGAAAGGACCCAAAACAAAGTGAGTTTGAAAAAAATATTCCTTTGGGATCTTCATATCCAGGACAACCTAC